AAACACCTTGAGATCGACAAATTAATTTAATTTGTCCTTATCTCTAAAGTTTCAGGTCCTCAGAACATGGTCGATAACAAATCAACACACTCTGATCATAAAAGGAGGTCCGACAGAGCTGGAAGGTTCCAGCGGCGGCAGCCAACCGATGCCGATCTAATTAGAACGAGATCAATGGTTGGCCCAGGAGACATGGGTTATTCAAATACACACGCTGTTAAGCGAGACGCAAAGAATGCCCAGGGAAATAAGCTATTCGCATTAAAGCAAACAACAGTTTCCCTCTCCGACCGAAGTAACGCACTTATGGGTGCGTTGGATGTAGTTTTAGAGCTACATCGTGCGTCTAAGGACGTGAGACAATGTATGTGGCGTTCAGTAGGTAAATACCTGGCTGAACCCTTCATTGTTGACGAGAAAGATTGGACAGCAGTCGTAAAAGACTTGCTGACGTACCCACTCGCTCAGTACCTTAGAAACTCTCTACCCACACTGAAAGAACCGTACAAACGATTCCAACCCTCCGGGGTTTTTAGGAAGTGGTGGAAGAACCGATTACGCTGTTTCAACAAACAGAATACCCATCTGTGGTCTTCTTGGCTTCAAACGAAACGTGCGGCATTGCCATCGTCAAACGACTTGGTATATGCTGCTTACGAAACTCACTTTGAAACCTTAACAAAGGAAGACCCTGGAATTGAGAACGCTGACGTGTTAGATGAGATCTTTTCAGATCCGATCTTTAACGCGCTTCTCGATCGAATTAAAGATGGACTACGCCCTCTGATGAGTGTCAAATCTGTCCGCCGAAAGGCGGGTTGGATTGACCTTGTCGCAGAGGAACGTGAGCGACTTAAACCTCTGAAGAGGTACGCTCCGTCACGTGGTGCATCATTCGATTATTCCAGAAAGGAAATGGGTCAGCTTGGAGACATTGCTGATCGGTTCATGGACTCAGTAAGCAGAGCCCTATCAACCCCTCAACTGATACGCATGCGCGAAGTTGAGAGGTTTAGTAAGAAGGAGAGAGAAAGAGAAAGAGTAGTTGTATCGGATTATTCCCCCTACGATATTGAATCGTGGGAAGAATTCTGTGAAGAGCTTGAAACCATACCTTGGTCCGAACGGCAGCCAACGGACGATCTCCCATACTGGGATCACGATCGCGTTTTGGCCCCCGCTAAGATCCAAGGAATCATCGAACCTATGAAGGTTCGTGTGATCTCAAAGGGTCCAAGTGACCTTTATTGGTCGCTCAAGCCTTTTCAAAAGGCATTTCACAGCGCGCTTCGGCGCATTCCGGGTTTCCATTTGATTGGAGAACCCGTTCAACCATGGCATGTTGACGCAATCGATGATTGGCGTCACCCCTTATGGTTGTCGATAGACTACTCTTCAGCGACGGATGGTCTCTCAGGAAAGTTAGGCCGAGGAATCTTGGAACGTGTGACGGAAGTGCTCCCGATCGCGGTACGAGAGAATGCTTTGAAAGCATTAGGTAATCACGAATTGTTTTACCCCTCAAAAGCCCCTTTCACTGAGAAGGCATCGAACCGCGGAAAGCTCTGGACCTACATGGGTGACCAAACAAATGGTCAACTCATGGGGTCTCCAGTGTCGTTTCCAATTCTCTGCATCGCAAATTTTGCCCTCTACATGTTAACACGAAGACGCTATGAAGCGTCCCTGAAAACAGAGACGGGTTGGTATCCGAAGTATCGACTTAAAGACTATTTGTCTAAAGTCTTGATCAATGGAGATGACATGCTTTACAAAGGCAACATGAAAATGTACCAGATTCACCAGGATCTTGGAGTCCAAATTGGACTTCAACAATCTGTTGGAAAAAGCTATGTTCATCCCATCTATGGAAATATCAACTCAATGTCTTTCCATGTGGAACCAGGCAAACGATGCCAATTTATCCCCTTCTTTAATACTGGATTGTTCATGGGACAGTCGAAAGTGATCCAGAAAACATCGACTGACCAGAGGGAGGAGTTTGAAGATCCGATGCAAGACGGAATCGTCTCAACGATCAACGAGCTAATGCGAGGAACACCAGAGCAGTTCAGAAATGAAATGCTCGCAAGGTTTATTCGCGAAAACTCGGATCGCATCGGAGATTCCTGTGCTATAAATTGCAAAAATAAAATTACAAAGAAGCACAGAATTATCAGAAATCTCTTCTTGCCCACATCAGTGGGTGGAATGGGTGTACGAAAGCCGAAAGGCTTTAAGGTACGATACTCCGCGGAACAACGAATGTTGTTCGCGTCAAAGGTAAAGGGCCGAGTCATTGCGACTCAGCTGCCTGCACCTGGCGTGGTCCTAGAGGCCCTACCGTATCTTCATCCACTCTCAGACACCCCGACTAATGAAAGTCGGGATGTTCTTGAAGGTTTCCCCTCAAACTCCATCTTCAATACCGTGAAGAATACCGGGTTCTGTCAACTCGTAGATAAGTCTCTCGTTCATCTTGAACCGGAGAAACTGTCGTACGAGGGGGTTGCTATCTTAAAAGGCCAAAACGGTGTCGCAAAGAAGCGACTTAATAGTTCCGTGCTAAGTGGAGATCCATTCGTGGATCGATCCTAAATGCCAAGAGACTAGAAAGCCTACCATCAGATAAAAGATTTCATGCTGATGGTGATAGTGACGGATAGTCCATTTGCTAATCCCCACCGGGCACAATGCCCAGAAAGAACAAACAAAACAAACGGTTGGCGGCTATAAATAAACGAGGTCCCGCCCCTCGAACTAAAATTGACATGGCGAATTTGATATCGCCATGTGTCAGAGAGTACGCAAGGGTAGTCAATAATCCATTCGATTCCCCTCCAGCATGCATCCCGAAGATTCCCTCCGCTCCATCCGGCAAATACAAAGTGTTTGCTAGAGGAACGTTCACGAGGGCTCCGGGAGGCACGTACCTAAGTATCTGTTCACGACATGACATTACGAATAACAGCACAGATTGTGTTGAATATTCGAACAATCTTTTCACACTCGACGCCATTACAACGGCAAGTGGAATGATTGATAATGCAGCCGTGAACTCGCCATTCGCAGCACAAGATTTCAGTAACGGCATTGTCCGTGCTCGACTTGTGTCGGTTGGCTTGAGAGTCAGATACGTAGGCTCACAGCTGGAGATGGGAGGATCGGTTATGGGATTAGTACACCCAGACAGGGATTCGTTATCTCTCTATAACTCTACTAAACTTTTATCGTACGATCGCACAATAAGAAAACCTGTCTCTCGACAGTGGATTGAGCTGCGAGCAGCCGGATGGGATCCGGATGCTGATTTCTCCTACCAAAACACGGGTTTACCGTGGGGAGGATTTCACTCAATGGGTTTTCTAATTCACTATTCGGGTCAAGACCCGGCCTTTGAATTTGAATATTACGCGAATTTCGAAGCGATTGGTTCAGGAGTAAGAGACAAGACGCCATCCTATTCGGACGCCGTCGGTGCCGATACGATCATCCAGAACGCCGATTCCATGAAATTTCAACAGGGAAGTAAGGACGAGGGTCAACTTTATCAGTCAAACCCTCTCCTCAACCTTGTGTCAAATCTCGGAGTTGGCGCGGTTGGAGGTTTCGCAACGGAAGCACTCAGACAATTCACAATCAGACGACACATGAACCCCTTGGGGATCGCGTAGAGTCTGACTGGAAAACTGGGTGCTTGAACACCTTCTATGACCTACCAAGAGGCCTCACATGGCAAGCGCAGCGGTTAGCTACCGCTAATGG